TGGGCCTGCTCACAGCGAGCAACTCTGTTAACAGACGTTAAAATCCACTTCTCAACCTGCTGGTTTACAGCCAGTTGAAAAAAACTTTCATGGGGCACATACGAACGGGACATGCATCTGCGTCATGTACCCAGAAGGGGAGGACGAACCGACCCACCACACACACCACACACACACAGGAGCCATGAACAAAGAGAACCTCACCCCAGCCAGCGCAGCAGTAGCTGCTGCGATTCTGGCCATCCAAGAGCGCGAAGGCGGAATGGGCGCGACCATCCTCGACATTGCGAAGGAGACCAGCATGGACCCAACAGCAATCCGAGGGAACCTTGCGGACCTGTCCAAGCGCGGAATCGTTGAGATTGACCTATGCGTACACAGCGGAGCAGCGTTCGACATGTGGTACTCCAATGAGTACGTCGACTGAACAGCTACACAATAATCCCTCTCACCCACCCGTTAACCCATCAAACCCACAGGAATCATGAATACTCTCACAATCACCCCAGTAGGCAGCTCAATTCGAGGCATGCTCACCACAGCACGAGGAATGCACAAGGTAGAGGTTTGGTTCTACAGCAATGGAGAAGTATATGCAGGATTGACAGAAATGTTTGGTCAAGGGCGGCAACGAACATTCATCAGCAGCAACCTTGGAAAGGCGATGGAATTGTTGCTGAACATGAACGAGGAAACGCTGCAAGCAGCAGACGCTTGAACATAACAACATCGGGCATGGGAATCCGCTCATGCCCACCATCCCCCACACAATAATCCCTCTTCCTCATCCGTTAACAAGAAAAGACATCGCCATGAAATTCATCGTCAGCACCACAGCAGGAATCGTAGGCACCTTCGATTCAGCCAGCGCAGCAGCATCCTTTGTCCGCCATTCCTGTGGCTACCTGCACCTTCGCAGCGGCAGCGAACTGATGGAGATGGTGGAGATGTCTGAGCGAGGAGGAAACTACCCATACATGCCCACAAAAAATATCACCATTCAATGGGAGCCTGCACAATAACAGCACAGCCTTCGACGTTAATCTATCAAATCCCCACCACAATGGCACGATTCAGCAAAGACCCAATGGTCATCAAGGCAAAGTTCAATTCACTCTGCATGGAAACGAACAAGCCGATTCGCAAAGGTCAGGACATGCTGTACTATCCCCTGTCGAGGAATGTGTACTGCTTGGATTCAAATGCCTACAGGCAGTTCGTGGCCGATGCACATGACATGCGCATGGAGGACATGCTCTCAGGATTCTAATCACCTTCAATTCTTTTCAACCATGAAGACCACAGCAGAAAAATTCTCGGAGAACTTCTCCCTCCCGATGCTCATGAACGCCATCACCATGCATGGCAGCGGAATCCTGTGCGATGTCGAAACCTTCTGCCTCCTGTTCGATGTACAATGGGGCACAGACGAATACTTCGAGGCATTCGACGACCTTGAACTGCTGCTGGAGATGCCGCTGGAGGTTACCTGCTACAACGATGTGGTGGCCTACAATGCAGAAGCAGTATACGGAGTGAATTAACATCTGTTCACACAATAACCATCACCCCATTCACGTTATAATCACAGAAGACAGAAATCATGAACAACCACCTTTCAAACGCCATCGATTCGGCAGAACGCCAGTTCAACTGGAACATTCAACTGAACGAACTCGGTCAACAGGAGATTGGCCAAGGCAGATTGACAACCTATGAACTACTCATTGAGGGTCAATGGGCCGAAGACGATGCAGAGGATTTCTTCTCTACGTTCAAGCCAATGTTTTACTGCGTAGGCAAGGAGTTCAGCGAGCATTCATTCTGCACCTTAATCGTCGAAGTAGAATCAGCCATCTGACCATGAAAGTACAGCTCAAATTCCGCACTCCCGATGGGCACGATTGGTTCCTCAACAAGACCTTCAATGACGAGCAGCATGTCAGGAACTTCATCAACTACATCCGCCGCACCAAGAACTACATGCTCGACGAAATCTACTACCTGCATGAAAAAAATCTTTGGGATGGCACAATAACATCGGAAGCACAGACGTTCTAATCTCAGAATCCCTCTTAACTCACACACACAATGAAAAGTTCAATCATCAATGCAGTAGGCAAGACATTGTTTATCTTGCACACTCTGTTCATCGTCGCATCCACCATCGTGGCAATCATCCAGTAACAATTAACTCACAATGTTCAATACCATGAATTACAACCAAGCACTCGGCTCCTTCATCATGCAGGTACTGCAAAGCAATGGAGCATCCATCCTTGTGACCGACATCAAGAATCGCGCTCATCTGATTTTCCCGCAATGCGAGGATGACTGCACCTTCGGTCCTCCTCCCGCCGATGGCTACATGGTTTCGCTGAAGAACGGCATGACCATCGACCTATCTGAAATCCATAAGTCTGTCGATGTGGATGGCATTAAGTCAATGTTCAATGCGCTGCTTGTCCGCTGCAACATGCTGCACCTGTGCTTCCCCGAACTCAAAGGTAACCTGTATCTCGGCGCATGGATTGACGAGGCGAACATGTTCGAAGACGCAGAGGGTCAAAATTCAAACGGAACGCTCATCGGCGATGTATCTGTCAACGTAAGTCAGTTGCATGTGGCTGTAGCACTCGGTCTTGCCAATGACCAGCGAGCAATCTATGACGTGAAGAACAAGGAATCCATCTACATCAAGTAATTACATACGGGAGGGGGAATCTGCCTCCTCCCACTATCATCATCCTCATGAACAAGTACAAGCAGATGTTCTTAGAACAGAATCGTCCCAAAGGAGGACAAGGGGAGATGCAGGAGGAGCTGTCCTTCCTCTTCGATGTCATCAACCCATACCAGCACTGGATTGACGCCCACCATACAACCATCAGCATCCGAAGAAATTTTCGCATCAAGTACAATAACGACATCAGCAACTACGTTAAGTAGTATAGAACAAGCAATCACCCATCACTTCAAACCTTTAATCAGTCATGAACAACATCGGAAAGAACAACTTCGAGTTCACTGGAATCCAAGCAGGAACCAAGGTCCTCGTCAGCAATGGAGATGGAGATTGGGAGGAGCGCATCTTCATCACATCCATCCAAGGGTCATGGTACCCATACGTCTGCGTGAGCAGATACGACGAAGAAGAGTACCTGAATGGCGATGCTTTCAGCGTTAACCTGTGGTTCGACCTTAAAGAAATCAAAGGTGAAAAGACCATTGTGCTGCCTCAGTTACACTTTTCAGGACATTCAAACGAGGTTTGACATCACTTTTCAGGACTTAAAACAAAGACAAGATGAACACGAAATACGTCATTGAGTATAGAGTTGTTAAAGAAGCAACCAATCCTCCGTACTATGCCCTTGAGTACTTATGCTTTGATGATAAGGGGGAATTTATTGTTGGGGGAGAACCCCTTCTTGCAGGAAGCAGCATCGAAGAACTACGAGATAAGTTGACAGAGATGCTGCAAGCACTGGACAAGGCAGTCATGGACGGAATTGAGACAGGTTAAATTGTACCCGAAAGGTTGTAAAAACATAGTAGAATTTACAACGAATACCCGATGAGGTATAGACCTGAAACCCAAGTAAAACCTAACAACAATGAACGAACAGGAACTGATTTCGCTTGCCGAAACAGGTAACAACGAGGAAGCCAATGAAGCTATGGCTATCCTACGCAAGGATTACGACCCTACCTATGTGTGGTGCGCTGACTGCGATTACCTTGTGGTAAAAGAGAAAGATTGCTGTAACAACAAAACCAACGAGAAATGAAGATAACCTTGGAAGATTACCACCACACATGCGACGATGGGTGCTGTGATATTTACGGTTATGACCTTTTTGTTGACGGCAACAAAATCGGCAGCTTCGAATGCGATGACGTGCATCGGTTGGTTGAACTACTGAATAGATTCTTTAATACAAACGAGAAATGAATAGCACTGAATTAATCGGAAGAGTGAGGGAACGCTGGCACGAAATAGACCACGAAAACCTTGACTGGGTTTCGTTTTTCAACGGCTGGCTCGAAGGCAGGTCAGATATTGTCTACCCAAAAAAAGAAGCTGATGACTATGGCTGAACTCTGGCTGCGACTCTGGCTGGTGTGTATTTGACTCTAGCTGGTGTGTATTTGACTCTAGCTGGTGTGTATTGCAAACAAGCTGGTGACTATTCCCCTCTGGCTGGTGACTATTCGACAGAGGGAAATGCGTTTCCTTCTGTGGACACAACAAACTGAATAACAATGAGTAACGAAACTGAAAACGAATGATTGACCCATTTTATGAGACATCGTTATGGTTAATCGTCATCCTCGGGTGGGCCATAACAATCACCAATAACATTGAGTTGAGGGAGCAATTAATTGAATTGAAACAAAATGAAAACAGAAGTAATTAAATCGACCATGAAAGTAGTTCTTGAATTTGAGTTGCCTGAAGACAACTACCAGTTCCGCCATGCCATCGATGGTGCGCGAATGAAGTTGGCTATCTCTGACTACATCGAACGCATGCGTCAACGCCACAAGTATCAAGACCTTACAGAAGAGCAGGAAGAAGAGTTGCACAACTGCCGAACCATGCTCGGAGAACTGCTCGAAGAACGTGGCCTGTGGCACCTATTCGACATGGAATAAGACAGAATAAAATCACAGATGACTATATTCGCCACATGATTGCAGATGTGGTATTTAGGAACGCATACGGGACAGAAGTTGTCCTGACGCTGTACAACCTGAACAATATAGACAACTGGGAGTTCGTTAGGTCTACAATAGACAACCAGTCATACGCAATACACATCTTTCATGGAGAACAAGGAATGCAATGCGACATCCACTTCGCATACGACGACGACAGACTCGACATTGACAAACGATTTGCTCCCGATTATTTCAGGTGCGATGGACGATTATCAGAAGCTGATGATTCGCCGAGTTACCTCGAATAGAATCCAGTCAATCCGAGAAAAGTTTTATCAGATAACAGGCCACCTTGATTCAGAGTCAAGGGAGCAAGAGGTTGTCAAGCCACGAGCAGCACTCACCTGCGCTTTGTCCTGCCACTTCACAATAACAAGCATCTCAACAGCGTTTAATCAAAACCACACCACGCTCATCTACCATCGCCGCAAGCACGAAGGGAACATGGAGCACTGGCAAGGTTACAAGCAGTTGTTCGAAATCTCACTTCAAATCATTGAATCCATGCCTTACATCAAGTCCACCTGCCCCCCATCAAACCCAGCCAAGTCGTTCAACGAATGGCAAGAGTTCCTCCTAGCAGAACGCAGGAAGATGTTCGCAAACAACTTGCGTACGAGCCAACGCATCGAGGACATGGCTAGCTTCGTAGACGAGCAGGATGTCAAGGACAAGGCCAACCTGCTTGACGCAATGCTCAAGGAAATCCGTGAAGGAAAAGACATCACGGAGGCAGCAAAGAAGACCATCGAAGACGCCATCAACTACGGATTCACACAATGAAGTCCTTCTATTTCTCCTTCGTCCCTCTGCTCATCGAGGTAGCAGACGACTCCTTCAAGTTCTCCATGTTCGAGATAACTGACTACAGAAATGGTGTGTCCAGTTTGTTCTCATGGGGCTATGTCACACACAAAGACCGAAAGATTTACGTGGTTGACTTTATGTTCTTCAAACTCCGTTCACTATGAGTTGTTTGTCAGAGGACAGGGAAGGCCTTACCTATGTGGTGACGGCCACCCGTAACAGCAGGATGGATGTCATCACCTTCCCAATCGGAATCTATAACGACAAGGACACAGCTATAGAGTCAGCAAAGGAGCACAAAGAGAAGTTTGGTAAGCATTACGATTATTACGTTTACGGATTCATTATGGACTTGACTGACACAAGTTCGCCACCTATCTTCGTCGTCTGATTTTTTTTCACCCCAAACAATATCCCATGATTTTGCACGTTTACTGGATGGCTATCGTTCAAGCCATCAACAACCACGCTTGGTTTCACATGACCCTCTGATGTCAGGGACAGGCATCATTAACACACAAAAAACACTTTAATGAAGGACGAAACCATCACAGAAAATACCAAGCACTCCTACACATGGGGTGAGTTGGAGACAGGCATCAGGGACTGGGCATATGCCCGCAACCTGCTGCACCAAGAGAACGCACAAGGACAGATGCTGAAGGTCATGGAGGAGGTAGGTGAACTCTCCTCTGCCATCGCAAAGCAGAAGCACATGGGCGAAGTAAAGGATGCTGTCGGCGATGTACTTGTCACTATCATCATTCTCGCAAATCAGCTGGGAGTTCGTCCCATCGACTGCCTGCGCCTTGCATATGACGAAATCAAAGACCGAGGAGGTAAAACCGTCAACGGAGTATTCATCAAAAATGACTGACCTTGAAATCAACTACGTCTACACCAGAGGAGACAACTGGTACATCACCCCATCCTACAGAGTTGCACAATGGAGGGGAGAAACATACTACGCCATCGAAACCTACGTTAAGGAAGAGACAGGCAACACAAGAAACTAACGAACCACAGGTTCAAAAATTAAATTCAATGTCCATCCACAAGAAACTTGCTGCTGTACAGGCAGAGTTGAAAGCCCCCAAGGGTCAGTTCAACAGCTTCGGGAAGTACAACTACCGCTCATGCGAAGACATCCTCGAAGCAGTGAAGCCGCTGCTCGCCAAGCACGAACTTGGCATGACGATTAGCGATTACATCATGTCTCACGAAGGCCGTGTGTATGTTCGTGCAGAGGTAGAGGTATTTGACTTCGATGGCAACATAGTCAGCGTGCAGGCTCAGGCCCGTGAGGAGGACTCCAAGAAGGGCATGGATGCTTCACAGGTTACTGGTGCTACATCTTCCTATGCCCGCAAGTATGCGCTCAACGGCATGTTCCTCATCGACGACACCAAGGACAGCGACTCCACCAACATGCACGGGAAAGAGACCACCACCACCCCAGGTCGTGTCCCAGTAGGCGGAGCAGCAGCCCGTGATGCCATCGCAGAAGAAGAGTCAGAGTCAGGGCTGTCCATCATGGACAAGGCTGTAGCTTACCTGAAGGCAGCCCGTAACCGCACCGAGGCATACGACTCCGTGATGAAGCACTACGGACAACAGCTTACCGAGGCGCAGAAGGGTGCCCTCAAGAAGTTCGTACGATGAACATCTCACAGCTCCTTCAGGACAGGTACGGCAAACCGCACCTCTCCTACTCAAGTATCAAGCAGGCACTAGACGACATCGCTCGTTTTGACGCCTACATGAAAAACGAGATTGTCTACAAGTCTGATGCGCTTGACTTTGGAACCATGTATGACATGCTGCTCTTCGAGCGTGACAAAGCAATGAATACTTACGTCATTCTTGACCACGAGGCAATTCTTGAGCGGTGTTCATCTAAAACTCAAGAGACCAAGAGTCCTTCGGCTACCAACGAATACAAGGAGGTGAAGGCAGCCATGGTTGAGGAGTATGCTCTGAAAGGCAAGACGATTTGCAACCCTGATGACTGGAAGAAGGCGAACGAGATGATTGAACGCCTTGAATCCTGCAAGATTCTTGACAGCTACTTTAACGGAGACTACCAAGTCCCCATCTACCAAGAGATTGACGGAATCCTCATCAAAGGTTTTATCGACTGCCTCTCGTCAGACATGGTGGTTGACAGCAAGTCCACTCGCAGTGTAGATGGGTTTCGTTACGATGTTAACAAGCTGAGCTACGACATCCAAGCGTACCTATACACGAAGGCCACGGGAATTAAAACCTTCTACTGGGTTGCACAGGAGAAAGAATATCCGTACCTTCCCGCTGTAGTTAAATGCTCTGAAGAGACATTGTTCAAGGGCGAGATGAAGTTCAAGTCAGCCCTCTCACGCATCAAGCAGTTTGTCACAAAAGACACAGACCCTAAATCAGATTTCCTGTACTATGAAGTCTAAGGCAAAAAACATCTTTGAGAACCTGCTCATCGTAGCAGTCCTCGCAACTGTCCACATCCTAATCACCAATTTCCTTTACTCATGAGCAATGAGAAGTCTTACGACAGCGTCCTGATGGGATTCGCTGACGAACCGAAGTTTGACAACGGTCAAATCCAAAGCTGGCGCGTGAAGCTCCGCGACTTTGAAATCAAAGAAATCCTCGACCGCTACCTCGCCAAGAGCAAGGACGGAAAGGGGCAGGCCTACATCACGCTCTTCATGAGCAAGGGAGGCAAGCCGTTTGCACGGGTGTACAACCCCAACAGCGAGTCAGCAAAGGAGTACCGAGAAAAGAATCCGCCTAAGAATGAATCAGCACAGGTGGAAAACGACCTGCCATTCTAAGGCATTAGGCCTTGTGTGTGTGATTGAATGGGGGTTGGGGGACATTGAGTTCCTCAGCCCCTCTTCTTTCAAAGCCAAGGGAAAAGACAGGAAGCACACGTTTCATGCAGTCATCACATCCCACTACAATACGATGGTAGACATACCTGTATTCGATGAGGAGTTCTTGGTGATGCTTATCGACAACAAGGAGGGGGACAACCTGATACTGCTCACACACAATGACTGTGTAGATGTAAAGGGAACGTCTGTAGACTTTCACTGGTTGGCTCCGCGAATCAAAAAGAAGTTCCATGTCACAGCAACCCCTTCCGATATACTATCTTGAAATGACTGTGATGTACAATCACGGGAAATCCAAAAGAGAGAAAAACGTGTGGTGTATCAGCAACTCAGATGACGTGATGGACATCATGGACGACAGACATGCGATGAGCACCATAGAGAGGCAGTTGTATGCCGCTGGTTCAAAGACAGAACGCAAAGTAACAATCAAAAAAATACACCTATGCAAATATATGGGGATGCAGAACAAGGGGTTGAGCTAGTAAACAGCCCAGCCCACTACAACTCTTTTGAGAAAGAGACGTGGGAGATGATGATTGACATCTGGGGAGAGGAGAAGTTTGTTGCTTTCTGTGAGATGAATGCGTTCAAGTACAAGATGCGGGCAGGGACCAAGCCCAACGAAAGCATTACTAGAGATTTGCAGAAGGCCGACTGGTACCTCAAGAAAGCAAAAGAATACAGGAAATGAAAGTCACGCTGTACAGGTCTATTCACGAAACAGATAGGCCATACCATATCGGCATGGAGCAGGCGCTCGACAGAATCCAGAACGGCAAGTCCAAGGATACCATCGAGCGGTTTAGAGACACACGGGAGAGGGAGGACAAGATGTCACTTCCCATCGTGCTGTGGAGCGGGACATTCAACAAGCGTGCTGACAACGAACTGGTCGAGCACAGCGGGTTCATCGTCCTTGACTTCGACCACATCGACATAGAGCAGGGCAAGACCCAAGTGGGTTCAGACCAATACGTCAGGGCTTGCTGGGTGTCACCTTCTGGTGATGGACTAAAGGCACTCGTAAAGGTCAGCAACCCAGAGCGCCACAGAGACCATTTCAGGGCTATCAAAGCCTACTTCAGCAAGACGTACGGCCTGGAAGTAGATGAGACTGGAATCAACGAGTCAAGGGCCTGCTTTGAGTCGTACGACCCAGACATCATCGTCAAGGACACGAGCGACTCCTTTGGCGGCCTTATCACCAAGAAGAGCGAGGAACAGGCTCCTGTGCAGCAGTACCTGTTTACAGACTACATGAAGCTCAACCTCGCTGCGCGTATGATTCGTCAGGCGCAGGACGGGGAGAAGCACGCCACGCTGCTCAAGGCTGCACGCCTATGCGGTGGATATGTGTCTGCTGGACGTATGGAAGAAGAGGAAGCAGTTCGTGTCCTGTTCAGGGAGATATGCAAGCGAGACATCGACTCCGAGGAACACGCCATTGCCACCATCAGGTCTGGCATGGAGGACGGGAAGAACTCTCCATTGCGCGACATCATCAGCGACGAGCGGTCAGTCACACGGGAGCTGCTCATCAACGACGGAGACATGTCGTTCATCTCCTCTGACGACTCTGACTATCGGATGATTGACGACTTTGTAAACGGGAAGATTCAGGTGGGACTGGACACAGGTGACGAAGAGCTAGACAAGTTCTTTCGCTACAAGCGTGAGTTCGTCATCATCAACGGACACAGCAACGTAGGCAAGACTACGATGGCACTGTACCTGATGGTCAACTCCAGCAGTAGGCACGGTTGGAAGTGGGTGGTGTATTCGTCTGAGAACAGCACGTGGTCGCTGAAGATGACTCTGATGGAGTTCGCTACGTCGATGCCCATCAAGACGCAGAACTTCATGCAGCGCAAGGAGGCGTACCGATGGGTCAACGAGCACTTCACTATCATCAACAACAATCAAGTCTACAGCTATTCTGACATCATCCTGTTCATGGAGAAAGTCAAGCGAATCCAGAACATCGACGCCATCTTTGTAGACCCCTACAACAGCCTCAAAATTGACTTGAAGAACTCCAACATCGGAGTCCATGACT